GTATATTAGATAAAACATATCCTATTGAATGGGAAAGATATAGAAACTGTGCCTTACTAAAAAACAAAGACGGTTTCCGTGTCATTAAAATAATTTTATTAAATGTCTATAATTTATGATGGTTGATATTTATAGTATGATGTTATTTATTACAAACAAGTGATTAAATATGAAAAAGAATAATTACAATTTATTGGTAGAAACTATAACTAATGAGGTTATGAAACGACTGATGGAAAAACTGGAAGTTTCAGAAGGAAATGGATTTGATACCATTTTCAATGAACTCAAAAAAGAACTCGGAAAAATCAGTATGTTGCCTGATAGTAAAATTGATGCAAGTTATTATACAGAAAAACAAATAACGGATGTCTTAAAAAATATGGGTTACTCATATAAGAAGGCAATCGGTAATACTATGCATTTTTTTAATAAACAAACTAGTATAAGTTTATACTTGACACAACCAAAAAATGTTATATCATTGATACCATAGGATATTCAAATGCAAAATTCTGAAAAAATACAAGAAGAACTGGATGATTCAAATATTAAGTTTTTAAAATATTTTAGTGTAATTGATTCAACCGAGATATTGGAAAATAATAGGGCTATGATGTCTTATTTATTTCCACAAGTAAAAATGCAAAAATTATTACAATGGTATTCACCAGTTGCTGAATCAAGTGAATATCAAAACAAAGATATTAGATCAAAATTAGAATCCATATGTTCCAGATTTTATGGTGATGGGACTTTGAAAGTTTTATATCGTTCATTAAATCAACTGATAAGTATGACATATATGGAACCAGATAAGGTTTCACATGACAAAGATATTGTTAAACTCATAAAAAAAATATCAATATACATACAACAGAGATTGACAGATTCGGATAAAGAAGCTGTTGAAAAATTATCATCTGCATTTGAAACAGTAGCATCAACAATATCTGATAAAATAGATTCAATAGTATTGAACAATATGAATAATGGAAAAGAAGAACCGGAAGAAAAAGAATCGGAAAAAGAAACATCAGATGCACCAAAAGGTGAAGAAGGTGATGTTGAAGAACCTAAAAAAGAAAATAAAATTAGCGAGTATTACAAAAGAAGATTAAGTAAAAAAATTCGTGAAATGGTCAGAACGGCGGTAATAGAAAAAAAGATAAAAAAATTTGATAGGAAGGCGTGATGATTAGATTGAAAGCACTATTGAATGAAGACGATACAAAAGATGAATTGAAACGTATTTTGAAAAAAGATTATGTTACTTTTGTAAAAGAACTTGGCGATAGGATAGAAGATCCAAAATTTTTGGCTGCTATTAAGTCATTATCATCGGAATCGCCTGTTCAAACAACCAGTATTTCTCCACAATGTATCAAATTAAAACCGTCTCAAAACGAAGTTGTATTGAGTAAATCTTTGAGTTATCCCTTAAAAAATGCTTCTAATGTGGAATCGTATCTTCGTGGTGGTGCAGTTGCTGTTGATAATAGACCAATAGTAACCGGCGGTGGTGGAAAATTTATTATTGACGGACACCATCGTTGGTCACAACTTTATTGTATAAATCCGTATGCAAAAATAAAAGCAATGGATTTGACAAATGTTAAAAAGCCAATGGAAGCATTAAAAACAACACAGTTGGGTATAGGTGCGGAATTGGGTGAAATACCGAGTGCAGAAGGTGGCGGTGTAAATCTATTCACAATAGAAGAAGATGTATTGAAAAAATACGTTGTAGATAACATAACAGACGAAGTTGTTCAGACCTTTGCAAAATATGAAAAGGGTGATAGTCCAGAAAAGATTGCCAACTATATTTGGTCTAATGTTCAAAAGATGAATGAATCGAACCAACCAGTTGATGATGCACCATCAAGAGAGGTTATGCCACAAACTGATGATGCTCCAGATTGGAAGAATAGTGCCACCAATACTGAAAAACTTCCTGAATCGATTGGCATTAAGTTGAAAGACTTATTAAAAAAATAAAAAAATTGCTTGCTTATTAAACATTAAATTAGTATATTAGTATACATTAAACAATAACCATTAGTGGTTAATCATTATTTTTATTACACATTAGGAGTTACATCGTGAGTATTAACTTAGATGCAATCAAGAGTCGTTTGAACTCTTTAAAAAACACAAACAATCGCACATCTAATCTTTGGAAACCCGAACCTGGTGAACACCAAATTCGTATTGTTCCGTATGTTCATAATCTTTCCAATCCATTTCTTGAATTATATTTTCACTACAATCTTGGAAAAAGATCTATTCTTTCTCCCGTATCATTTGGTAGACCTGATCCTATTGTAAATTTTGCAGAAAAGATGAAACAAACAGGCGAAAAAGAAGACTGGATTATGGGAAGAAAACTCGAACCAAAAATGAGAACCTTCGTTCCTATTATCATTCGTGGTCAAGAAAATGAAGGAGTTAAGTTTTGGGGATTTGGAAAACAACTATATCAAGAACTTCTTGCTTTCTTTGCAGATCCTGATTACGGTGATTTGTCCGATTTGAAAACAGGTAGAGATATTGTTGTGACTGTAAAATCACCAGAAGAAACAGGTAGAGATTATACAGAAACAACAATCAGAATTAAACCAAAAGAAACAGTTGCTACTGAAAATTCAGATATTTTGCAGAAAATAAAAGAACAAGCAAATATTACTGAATTATATCCAGAACCAACTTATGATGAACTAAAAATCCAATTACAAACTTGGTTAGGTTCTTCTGATGAAGAAACAGAAGAATTGACATATTCTGCTTCTAAAAAAGAAACACCCAAACAAGAAAAGAAAGAAACGGATTCAACGTCACCTACTACATCTGCTGATGATGTTGGTGTTACATTTGATGACCTATTTTAATAAGGATGTGTTATGGCAAAATCAAAAAGTGATCTTTCCGATGAACTCGGTGGACTCATTGCCGAAACTATAAACAAACAATTCAAAACGCAAAATGTTAAGACCGCTTACTTTCTTGAAGGTGATAGTGATGCACCTACGATAGTAAAAGAATGGGTGGGAACTGGCTCAACCATGTTGGACTTGGCCATTTCCAATCGTAAGTATGGTGGTTTTCCTGTTGGTCGTGTATCTGAAATAACGGGTCTCGAACAATCTGGTAAATCTCTATTGGCAGCCCATGCACTTCTCAACACACAAAAGAAAGGTGGTCTTGCAGTTTATATTGATACTGAAAATGCTATAGCAACCGAATATCTGACTGCAATCGGTCTGAACTTAAAAGATATGTTATACATTCCATTGGAAACCGTAGAAGATATTTTTGAAACTGTTGATGTTATCATTGACAAAGTTCGTTCATCTGATAAAGATAGATTGGTAACTATTGTAGTTGATTCAATCGCTGGTGCATCCACTAAAACAGAAATGGCTGCAGATTTTGATAAGGATGGTTATGCTACGGCAAAGGCACTTATCATTTCAAAGGCAATGAGAAAGATTACAAATCTTATCGGTAGAGAGCGTATTTGTTTGATTATTACAAATCAACTTCGTCAGAAATTGAATGCACCAGCATTCTCTGATCCTTGGACAACGCCCGGTGGTAAAGGTATTCCTTTCCATGCGTCTGTTCGTCTTCGTCTGTCTTCAATCGGTGCCATTAAGGCAAAGAGAGAAGGTCGTGATGAAATCGTTGGTTCGAGAGTTAAGGCAAAGTTAGTTAAAAATCGTTGTGGTCCTCCGTTAAGAGAATGTGAATACGAGGTTTATTTTGATAGTGGTATTGATGATTACAGTAGTTGGCTTACTGTTATGAAAGAACACAATCTTGTATCTCAATCAGGTGCTTGGTATTCATGGACAGACAAACGTTCTGGAGAAGTTATCAAATTTCAATCCAAAGAATTTGTTGAAAAGATTATGAGTAATCCTGAATTATACGATATAGTATATGATGAAATTGCTGATAAGGTAATTATGAAATACAAGAAATTGGATGAAGCTAGAATTGATGATGTAACTCTTTCAGATGAACCATTACTACAAGATGAAGTATAATTTTATTGGGGGTAAATTTATTTATCCCCATATTTATAT